GTCGGCGGACAGCGTCTTTGTTCGAAACAGACCGGACCGGTGAACCCGGCCCGCAAGCGCTTCGATGGGACTCCCCTGCTCAAACTCCCGCAAAACGTCAGTCGGCTTCCACCTGGTGAGCCTTACTCCGGCCTGGCCGTGCTCCTCCGGCTCAGGAGCAGCATATGCCGAAAAGATTGGCGATTTCTCCATCGGTATCCTCCATTTCCACAAAGCCATCCCGGACATCCTCAGCGACGTCGCGGAATTTGCTTTTCAATTCTTTTTGCTTCCGGCCCCGGCAGCGGCTGTACCGCTCCCGGTCGTTGTCGTTCATACAAGTCAGGATGTACGACATATCCGCCGCCAGGTCAAAGTCCTCCATGCTCCGGTAGGCATAAAGATCGTACAAGGTGGCCAGCGTCGCTAAATTTGTCAGGCTGCGGCTTTTGCTGCGCTGCAGATCGTACCGCTTTTGGTATTCCCGGCACAGATCGTAATGGATGCCCTCCAGCTCCGGGCAGGCCGACAGCCGTTTCCACCAATCAGCGGTAGGCCGCCGTTCCCGGCGCATCTTCGCAAACTCTCCCTTGTACTTCACAAAGCGGATCGTGTCATGGGTGATGAAATCCCGGATCGATTGCAGCATGTGCAGGAACTTGTAGCTTCTGCGCTCATAAACCGGCACCCATTCGGGGTACTCGATCTTGGGAAACAAAAAGGTCTTGGTGTACTTGCGCATTACCTGCACCTCGATGTTCACCACCTCGGTCAGATCGGGAACACAAGAATCCGCAATAGCCTTGTAATCAGCCGCAGCACTATCCTCAAACGCCAATAAATTTTGTATCTCTTTCTTGATCTCCTCATCTTCACCATACTCCAGATAGAATTTGCAGCGGGCAACCTCCTTGTAGTTCCAGGACTGCTTGCCGTCTCCAAAGACCTGATCAAACACGTACTTGTCAAACGCCGAGATCAGCCCGGACTCCAGCCATATCTGCACAAAGAACTGCTTGTAGCCCATCTCGATCACTTCCTTGCTTTTGTTGTAGATGCGCACAAAGGAGCTGTTGGACTTCCTGCGCCCCAGGGAAATGTAATCATTAAACATCTCATCGCCCAGGAAGTCCCCCTCTTTCCCCCATCGCTTAAAGCTGGATACCTGCATTTGTCCCAGATGCTTGTCGCTGAAAAATGAGAGCATATCCTGTATGTAGTTTGTGTGCCACGCAATGTCCAGCCGGTTCTCCTTGATGTCCGCGATCCGAATTGAATACCGGTCCAGCAGCCCCTCCAGGTACACCAGCGACTCGTAAAAGGCGTCCCTTGTGCCGCTGAGCCAGATGTTTTGCGACCGCAGCTGCACCACGATCTCGCTGGTGGAATCGCTGGGCAGGCTCTCCGCCACAAAAATGTCAAAGCCGGACTGCTTTGACACGCAGTATTGGTACATGTGGTAGCCAAACCCGGGCACCACCAAGTCTCCAAAAGCATCGTCCTCCATAAACGGAACCGGCTCCCCTTTCTTCCGCGCCTCCTCTTTTGCCGTCTTCAAGGCCTGCACCAGCGTCCGGGCCCCCAGCAGCTCCGGCCAGATGCCCGCCACTTTCACCGAGTAGTAGAATGTGTCCACATGGGAGATGAATTTTGACCGTGTGAACGAAAACCACCGCTTGCTTTGCTCCTTTGAAAACTCCCGGAAGATAAGGGTTTTCCGTATTGTTTTTTGGTCCAAAAGCGCCCCCCGTTCCCTTGTGGGAATCCGGTGGATTCCCACAAGCAAAAAATCGCTGTCAAACATGCATCAGAATCAGAAAAACCAGAGCTCCTTAACTGGTGTTTCGTGAGGCGTGTTACAAATACGCCTCACCCACGGCTTTTCGGGATGATTTCGCACCCGGTTTTGCCCCCAAAGGGGTGACTTGACCGGGGTCCCCGCCGCGCGCTGCGCTTGCGTCGGCGAGGCCCCCCCGGATCAATTGACACCACGTTCACTGCGGGACAAAAATTCGACCTTTTGCAGGCGCTCCACTTTGGCATAGGTATCGTAGCAGCGGCGCAGGAGGTCGCTCTGGACAAAGGAGTGCTTGCGGATCGACCGCAGCTTTTCATTGCCGGTCACGCTCTCGCAGTACCTTTCGTACTCCCAGGCGTCGTATTCACGCAAAGAGGTCCAGCGCCGCAAAAAGGTAGAGCAAAGGCACACGCTGAAGCACTGCTCCCGGATCGGCTTCACCACCCGGGTAAACACCTGGGAGCTGGCAACGATCTTCACACGCTGCTTGCGCTGCTGGCTGATCTCGCTGAGCAGGCTTTCGGGGAAGTCTTTCCAGCTGGTCGCCGAGTACTCCGAGTGTATCTCATCGATGGCGAACACCACCCCCTCTTCCCCGTTTCGGATTTCCATAAAGTCTTTCCAGCTCTCCATTTGATGTGTAGCATGCACATAATCGAAATTTGTGACAATCAAACATTTCGGATACCGATGGTGTATCCGGTTCAGGTACTCCACCATGCTGATCGTTTTCCCCGCTCCCTGGCGGCCGCAGAAGAGCGTCAGACCGTATTCCTCAAATTCATCCGGCTTCCCGCTCCGATCCATAATGTCGATCAGAACCCAGCGCACAAGATTCGGTATCTTCATCCTGAGCCGCATGGACAGCAGCTTCTTGCGGGAGAGCCGGAACGGGTTCAACTGGTACTTCATCATGCAGTAAACCACAAAGGCCAGCAGGATCGTGAACGAAACGCCTAGAAATCCGCTGAGCATCGAAAACAGTGGGGAAATCACCTTGCGGAACAAAATCGAAAACACATCAGTCATAGCTTCACACCAGCTTGTATTTTTTGTCCAGCAGCGCCAGCACGCCCAGCGCGCCGCCAAACAGCAGACAGTACTTGAGCAATATAATCACAGCGGTACCTCCGTCACTGCATAAAGGGCAGCTTGCGAACCACCCACATGATTACAGACCAGATCAATCGAATATTTAAAACCGCAAATAAAACCAGTAAGCACACCGAGACTACCCGCAGAGATACAAACATATCAATTAAAGAGAGCACCCGGATTACGCCGTTTAAAAAGTCCAGGTTCATGCGCGGGATCGTTGGGAACAAACTGACGATCCAAAGAATCACATATACTATCAAATTCAAAACTGTTTCTACAATCACGCCGTTCACCCCCTACGAATTGATCATTCCAATCACTTTTTTGTAGCAGATGAGGGTGGTAATCACCACAACCGAACCAGAGAGAGCGCCGCGAATCATCTCTATTACGCCAAAAGCGCCGTCCAACAAATTGACGCTGGCGCTGCCCAGCAGATGGCCCGCCGGGAACCGAAGCACAAACAGCTGCTCCACGCCGCCCTGGTATGCTTTCATCCGCCCGAACCGCTCACCCAAATCAAGGATCAAAGAAGCGATAAACCCGAACTTCTCCGAAAACCTGCCGTGTATGCGCTGCCAAAGCCTGGTGAAGTAGTCGGCCCTTGGGATAAACAGGTATTTAAGCCCATCCAGCAAGGCCTTTACGGCATTTGCAATCACATCAAACAGGTCCCGGAAAAAGTCCCCGATCCCGTCCAGGATATCCCACAGGCCCCAGCCGTCGCCGTCGACGGCATATACACCCAAGGTGAGAAGCTGGCACACCACCAACACCAGCGCCACCAGCGCCACCGCCCGCCGCTTCATCGGAAGTAGTTGATGATCGTCTTGAAGACACTGATCACAAACAGAGCCGCGAAGATGATGAAGCCAACGCCCACGGAGGAGCCAATGGTTCTCATGGTGGCGTTCCAGAACTGCTGCCACACGGCGGGATCGTAGGGAACATAGGTTGTCAGGTAGATCATGGTATTCTCTCCTTTTTGTGCATAGTGCTGCTTGCGGTGCCGCCGACCCCCCTCACACGGGGGGACCGGATACGGCATATTGCACAAGTTATCCGCCCGGACCCGGCATCGGCGGCGGCCAGCTCCACCCTGGCAGGTACGGATCGGGATACCCCTCTGTCATCGATCCCCCGCCGGGCATGCTGGGGGTGCTTTGCTCAAAGTCGCCGGGAAAGGGCGGGATGTGCACGTCGCCGTCTGTGATCGGCGGCCGGGAGGGAGGCTTCCACTCGGGAAGCGTCCAGCCGTCCCCGTCCTCCCCTGTCGCGTCCTCTCCGCTTGTTTCATAACCCGGATCACTTATTCTGGGGTCATAATCGGGATAGCTTGACTCCTCATCCCAGGGATAGGAGCCCCCGCTTTCCTCCCACGGCGGCTTGGAGGAGCCGCCGGAGCTGCCGCCGGAGGAATCTCCGCTTGATCCCGCCGGTGGAACCCCCCGAGCTCCCGGAGCCGCCGCTGGAATCGCCCGGCGAGCCGCCGGAACCGGAGCCCCCGGAGGAGCCCCCGCTTTCCGAGCTGGTGGCCCCCGAGCCCTCCTGCTCACCGCATCTGCGGATATATCCGTAGGGAACGTCCTCGATGCTGCTCAGGCCGGGGATGTTCAGATCACCGCAGCAGATATACCAGAAGTCGAAGTCAAAGTACTTGTAGCCCAGGGAGCCGGGATAGGTGGGCAGGCCTTTCAGAGGAACCGCCAGCGGCCCGGAGGGCATCCCCGTGGCGCTGACATTCAGGATCACAAAATCCTTGCCCAAGCCCATGACGTCCCAGCCGTCCGCGAAGTTCGCGCGGATATATCCTGTTTGATAGTTCTGCTTTGTTCCCGGGCGGTATGTAAAGGTAAAGCAATCCAATACCGGCGTCTTCGACATCACTATGTATACATTCACGTCGTGCTGCTGGGAGCCGCTGTTTCTGGTGGGAGCGCCGCCCACAAAGAATGCCCGGTGCGGGTACTCCAGCTGCAAGGTGGGCCACTGGGTCGGCGTCGCGCTGGGGCTCTGATCCTCTTTCATATAGTCGAACCGGGTCACGTCCAGCCGTATCGGCGGCGTGTAGTCGGCGAACGCCTCCAGCTCATCCCACGGGATCACCGCTGCCGACACTGCCACCAGCACCACAACCAACACCGTGTAAAACTTCTTGTTGCTCATCCGCTACCCCTCATTTCCGATTCCCCCGGGACCCCTCCCCGGAATGGCGGGTAAAAAATCCGCCGTCACTCGACGCCGACAGGAATCTGCCCAGCATGCGCGGAATCAGGCTGATCCCCAGCAGCACCGCCAGTATAACCAGGCCGTTTCGGGTGGCAAATCCCACATTCTCCAGCACCGCAGTCTGCGCTGGCATCAGATCGGATACCCGAAAGCCGTCCACCAGGTAACGGTGGTTGGGGTCCGGCTAGGTATCCATTCCGGCTATGCGCGCCGTGGAAAGGTCGGCAAAGTAGTAGTCAAAATTGTATTTGCTTTCGGTCCCCTGAAAAGCCAAACGCGGAGAACCGCCAGTCAACGCCAATGCCTGGCAATCAAAGGCCGCCAAGTTGTAATGGTAACTTCCGCCGGCCAGGCCGGGGGGATAGCCTTGGTGATGATAAAGCATACCATAGGCGACCAGGCCCTCCCCCAGGACAGGGGTTTTGGAATAGATCACCACGTACCTCGTTTGCCAATCAACCGGCTCCCCGCCGGGATGAAGCATAAAAAGGGCGTAGTAACCGCCGGTCCCATATTTGTCCTCAAAGGATTTTTTCGCTACATCCAAACATCCATTGGCATAGGTTTGCCAGAGCTCGGGAGCCTCCACAGGCTCACGACCGGCAGCCAAGGCCGGAAAAGTCATGGCGCATACCGAAACCAGCACCGCCAGGATCACAGCCGCTTTCTTCCTGTGGAGGCTCCCGAGCTCTGGCAAACCTATGCCACATGCGCCATCACTTCTCTTTCCTCGTTTATGGAAAAGCGCCCCGGGTTATTGGGGCGCTATGCTTCCTGCCAAAAGCCTATTTGGCCATGCGTTTTAGAATCTTTGGCACCATGGAAATCCCCAGCATAATGCCAAAGAGTACAACGCCGATCGGCAGCACAACCGCGATGTTATCCACCACCGTATCAATGACCGGCTCCAGCATTGATGTGGTGATCGCAACCTGTGTATTTGCCAAAACTGCTCCTATCTGCGGCAT